AAGGCATAGAACAAACTGTTTGCCTTTGCCCCAACTTGCTTGGCAATCAGAAATTCATTGTAGGATCGAATGATCTCAAAGTAGTTCATGTGACCAACACCTCCTTACCTCTACAGATTGTTTCTTAAAACGGCAGATCATCTTCATTGATATCAATAGGCTTGCTGTCTCCCGCAAACGGATCATCAAACGCCGGAGCTCCCTGAGATTGGCTTGTACCGGTGCTTCTGCTCCCGCTACTGTAATTGCCTTGGCTACTCGATTGTTCGCTAGAATGCGTGCCTTTCGGTTCCAAGAACTGCACTGAATCGGCAATCACTTCCGTCACATAAACGCGCTTGCCTTCGTTGTTTTCATAGTTTCTTGTTTGAATACGTCCATCGACACCAGCAAGGCTTCCCTTTTGCAGATAATTAGCTGCATTTTCTGCTTGTGTTCGCCAAACGACGATCGGTACAAAGTCCGCTTCTTGATCTCCTTGCTTGCTCTTAAATGGCCGATTCACAGCGATCGTGAAACTGGTTACTGCAACGCCATTCGGCGTGTACCTTAACTCCGGATCCTTGGTCAGTCTGCCGACCAAAACCACTCGATTGATCATGTAATCCCTCCTTATGCGATATAAACAGGTTTCCCTGTCAACTCCATGATTTCTCGTTTAAACTGTTCTGCATTGCTGTTGTTGTCGCTCAAATGCAAGAGCCATATCTCTTGTACTTTTGATAAATCGTTTGCCTGTAGAAACTGTTTGACATGCTCTAAGCTAAAATGCGATCGGAGCAAGCGCCGCTTCATAACTCCTGGCACCCGACCGGCTTTAATGTTCTCGTTCAAAATCTCTAAACTATAATTGGCTTCTACCATGACGTGGGTTAAACTATTAAACTTGTATTTTATGTAGTACGTGTCGGTCGCGAATAATAGTTTTTCTCCACACTGATTCATCAGTAGGTAGCCCAATGGCTCGTTCACGTCATGTTCTACATCAAAAGGTAGAATCGTCCATGTTCCGAGTGTGAATTGCTCAAGTGTCCGAATGGGCTTTAAGTGATGCCCACTAAGGCCAAGCTTGTTGAAAGTTCCTTCACTCGCATAAATATCAACCGCTCCTTTCATCACATCTTTTGCTGATTTGCTGTGGTCACCGTGCTCATGTGTGATTAAGCAGCCGGCAACGTCGCTCATATGAAAATCAAAACCACGCTGTATATCTCGATAAGGTATGCCACATTCAAGAAGTAACGGCGTTTTTCCGTCTGTGATGCGATAGGCGTTTCCCTTGCTCCCGGATGCCAAGGCTTTAATGTCAATCATCAGTAACCTGGTCCTGCACCTGTAGCCGCCGCTTCAAAGTCGTCGACTGGGTTGTCTGTTGCTTCTTGCTTTGGTGCTTCTCGCCGTTCCTCGTTCGGGGTTTCCTCATTTTTCTTCTGTGGTGTCATATCCACATCGATTACTTCACCGTTTGCATGTTCCTGTATTTCAGCCTCTGCTTCCGCTTCTGCAATCCGATCATCGGATCCATTGAAATGTGTCAGGATTAAGCTGCTATCGTCCGAAGCGTTCATGAATCGTTTGCACGCACGGTTGATGACTGTTTTCTTTGCCATTTCCTGCCGATACTGCTCGTGTGTGCTGCCTTCTTTCTCTTCGGTTTGCCCTTTTCCCCACATTTGAGATTTGCTCCATGCCTTCCGGATCTCCTCAATTGTCATGAGTTCGGTAAAAGCTTCATCGCCAGTCATTACGATCACGCAATAGGCTCCGATGATTTTATCTTTGTTGATGTTTCCAAATTGTTGTTTGTGTTTCAGGTTCACTATTTTTCCGTTTTCCATTTCGTAGGTAACATCATCGCCTTCGTAGATCACATTCGCGTTAATCTCCTTAGCTTCGGTAACGCGCTTGGTCACGGCCATCGTCCCGAAGTATGATCTCTGGAAGGTTAGGTTTTTACCATAAGCGATGAAATAGCCTTGTTTCTTCGCCGGGTTCAACCCTTGGACAACCATGTCCAACAGGCTGTTCGCGATGCTGTCTTTCGTGCAGGTCTGCAATACAGGTGCATGGTTTCTATCTTGCGTCGTCTGCAGGATCAGCCACGCACTTTTCATAGCATTTTCAGGAGAATAGTGAGGGGGAAACATCAATTCCCCGCGCTCTTGAAACTCCCGAACCTTGTTTGCGACAATATCGACAGTATCTTTTTTGACGATTGCTAGTTCGTTACTCATTCGTCTGCCTCCTCATATTCCTTGACAATGATGTGGCATTCGTCAGTGTGCTTATGCACATCAACTCTCTGTGCTCCTGGCGTCATCTTCGTTTTTTTAAAATAAAGCACCGCATCATCCGCGCTACTCGCATCGACAAGCGCTTCCCTAACAATTTCCCTCGTCTCTCGTACGGTATAAAGTCCCATCAGATGACCTCCTGTAATGGTTCTTTGTCTTTTTCAATTCGTAACTGCTTGTCCGCTGCGCTGACGATCAAGCTGATTATCTGCGCATCAATGTCAATTAATTTCGTGACCGCCTCACGGTTGTCAATGAAGATAGGTGCGCTCAGCTCGTAGAACTCCGAGAGAGTATCGATAATATCCAAGCCAACATTGATCTTTGCCGCATTGTTTAAAGCGTTGTATGGCACGCCTTGATACGTCGTCTCGCACACTTCCTGCAGTCCACCGTTGATCTGCTCGGAAAATAGTTTGAAGCGCGCCATTTTAAATTTGCTGTTGATTCGATCTTCGAGCAGGTTGACCTTCGTCTTAATGAATTCTTCTGTCAGATACAGTTGCTTTTCCAAATCCTCAAATTCCTTGCTGAGGGCTTTTTCCTGCGTTTTTAGTTCAGCGATCCGGTTATCAATCCGGCGCACCTGGTCAAACTTGAGAAGCGCCGTTTCTGTGGTTGCCAGTTCCTGTTTCACCGCTCGTTTCTTGTCGTTTTCTGCCATCACCGCGTCATCCGTCGATGACTGCAGTTCTTTGATTTCTAACTCAATCGCTTTGATCTGCTTCTGTGTGGCTTGGAAATCCGGATCATCGAAGATGGATTTCATTCCCGAATTCAGATCGTCAATCTCTTTTTTTATGGCATTGAGATCCGGCTGTGCTACTTTTGCTCGTTCCTCCGTAGCCTGTGCCTCAATCTTCAACTTCTCTGCTTCAGCATTCAGTTCATCAAGCCGTGCTCTAATTGACAGTCCTTGGCATTTATTTTCTTCAAGATCTTGTGACTTACGGAGATTAAAATGCTTTTCGGCATGTTCTTTCGCAGCATCGATCTGATCTTCTGGCCGCGCTTGTCCACATTCTGGGCATACCGTATCACCGGTAAATTCAAAATTCCGCTGATTAATCAGATTCCATTCGTGGAGTAAGTCTTCTCGTTGATTAAGTAGCTTGTTAGTTTTTGAATTATTCGATGCAATTTGTTCCTGTAGTTCTTTCGAATGTCTTAATTCCTTGTCAATTCGGGCTTTCAGACTGTAATATTCGGTGTTCTTGGCATCAATCTGTTTATGCACGTCTGTTTGGAAGTTGTTGCGCATATCCAATTGAATGCCTTCAATCTTGCGGATCTCGTTTCGTTTCTCGTCGGTTTCACCGCCAGACCGGATCACACTGATCTTGCTATCAATCAGATTTATCCGCTCCTGCAACCCTATCGCCTTTGCTTTTAATTCCGCTTCAGTCTGCTCACCCAGCTCCGGCTTTACTCTATTTGCTTCATCAATTCGTGTCGGGATTCGGTCAAGCTCTTTATTGATAGTCGCTCGCTTGTTAGCAATGATCTTTCGCAAATCCTCTATGCTGTGACCGCCAAGAATATCCGGCAGTTCAGACAACTCTTTTTTGCTCCTAATGACTTCCTCGTCACTTAGATTGCCGCACACCTGCAGCAACGCTTCTCGACGTTCTTTCCAAACTTTCACTTCGTTAAAATAGATTGGAGAAGTAATTAGTTTAAATATGTCTTCTTTTCCATTCACCAGTTCAGAAACCGTATCATCAAATTCTTTTTTCTTTGCTGGTACTCCGTCGATATAATAGTCCGTAGTGTGCCCAGTGAACTCCTCAGTGGCACTACCGCGTTTCTTTGTGTATTTTTCGTAGTAGACTTTCCCCAATTCCAGTGGCCGACCATCAACACGGAACGCTCCGATGACACTGTGATTCAGGTGATGCTGAACTTTTCCACTTGCATCGACCGTTTTCAGCTGAAAGTCTTTTTTATCCTGGCTATCCTTGTCGAATAACAACCAAGTAAAAGCATCAAAGATCGTTGTCTTTCCAGTCGCGTTGTCGCCAAACACATTCACATTTGCGCCGTTGGCATCCAATTTGAATGATCGAATGCCTTTGAAATTACTTAATTCAAGGCTCTGTAGTTCAATTCGTTTCATTTTCGCACCTCCATTTGATTTATCACCGCTACCCCTGTTAAAATGAAGGGGATGAATATCAACACAACCGTTTTACCTAAGGACGCCCTGCATGGCGTTCTTTTTATTTGCCTGACAAGTTTCATACAATCTTTGGAGATGATTGATTTCGCTGAAACTCGATTGTGCCATTCCTGCGTAAAATCCTTTTTCTGCATCCGTTTGACTTGAAGATGATAAATCTTGAGCGGTTTTCAAATCTTGTTCAGCAAGCTTTTTTGTAAAAAGAACTAGTTCAGCAAAATGGCTTTGTCCCAATTGCTCACCCCCTCTCAATGGTTCAGATAAGTTTGTTCTGCTTTCTCGATGGTGTTCATATCAAAAGCTCCCTTTAATGCATTCAACAGTTTTCTTTCCTGCTCTTCCGTGTAACCAAGCCGATCAGCTGCCAATATTGCATACCCGAGACACGCCTTGTTGCTCCATCGGTGATCGTCCTCGAATGGACATTGGCTGCCATGTAGATGCTCGCCCCATTTAGGCATTCAGCTCACCACGCTTTGCGATCGCTTTGAGTTCGATCATCTGACGATAGAAGAAACATTCTGCAACGGCCATTCCCTTGCGTTGCGCTTTCGCATGCAGATCTTCCAATTCCGTAATCCGTTCCAACACTTCGTTCATTTCTTTTTCACCACGATTCTGACGATTTTCAGATGCTCCAAAGTCGGTAAAAACTGTTGTTTCGGCTTATTCACCATTTCAATCAGCTCGTCCATGCAGTTGCAAATTTCATCGATATTCGAATCAGCATCCTCTAGTTTTCCTAGTGCAATGTTTAACTCCCACATGCGATACACACGCTCGATGCATTCGATTCGTTCCTTAACCGATGGAAAATCTTTCTCAGGGAATTGGTCTTTAAGCTCATCCGTAAAAAGATTCATTACATCATCGCCGCCTTTTTCGGCTTATAGGTCATTGCTACACCTTGAGTTAATGCCTTGGTTGACCATCGACTTGTTAAATCGTTAATATCTAAATCGAACTCTCTCATCCCGGCATAAATGAACGTCTGTAATGCTCGGTAAACGTCATAAACTTGCTGCCAATCATCCGTTTTAATTGCAGAGATCCGAGTTGGTCGCAGATTGCTGATCCATTGCCGGATCGCTGATAGCTTGTACTCTGCTTCGTGAATCTGCTCTTGCAAATTAATCATTGCTTTGGCCGCGTTATCATTGAGTTCCGGAGTAACCGGCACCGCAGCCAGTGGATGTAGACTATAAATGTACTGAACCAAATCAATATGTTCATAGGCTTTCAAAACTGTGAACCAACGGATCATAAATTCG